CGTCCTCTGGATTTACTCCATCCACAATCCATTCTTCATAAATTGAATGCGCATCTGATAGTTTATCTTGTGCAATCAGTTCATCACAACGACGGGCAAATGTATCGGAGAGAGAGTTGATGAGGAATTGTTCAGTTGTCATTTTAATTCAGGAATTGGTGACAGAGTAAGATGCAACAGAAGAAGGAATGCCAGACAGTGCTAATGAACTATTACGGTCGTCGGCATAGTCATTAGCAGCAATCTCAGAAGGGAAGGGTCCGATATACTCAGGAGAATTGAGTGCATCAGATACAAAGCGAACAAAGAAAGTTTGTGTCATTTTGTTTGAAAAAGTGCAGCAACTTTGGAATAGGCACTATCTACACTTTCATCGTCAACACACTCACGATATTCGGTGAGTGCATCATAGATAGCGTCCCATTCTTTGTCAGTGAAGTAGTCTTTGATCATTTGAGGTGTGTTCATACTACTATGGCACTTTCAGGGGCCCAGTTGTTATCATTATGAAAATGCTTTTGGTAATCCAACCACAATAAAGAATGAGAGTAGTGCTACAATATCCCAACACTTGTGCTTAATCATATAAGGAAGTGCAAGACTATTGCCCACGATGTATAAACGAGAACCCGTTACTGTATCCACATAAAGTGTGATAAAGTATGCAAAACAAAGTAACAAACTAGATGCAATTCGTGCCTTGGTTTCCATCAATCAGAGTCCGTTGATAAAGTCAGCAACTGCATCGTTGTATTCAGTTTCGGTTGCATATGTGCGACCGTAGATTGTTCTTGGATAGGTAACGTTGATGTTACCAACCGCAGCAACATTGCGGCAGTCTTGTTCATCATAACCCATTTCAAGTAGGTTTTGAACGTAAGGATTGTAGTTTGTCATTTGCGATTCAAGTAGTTAATAAGAAGAATGTGTCCTGCTCCTAAACTGTAAGCAAGCAGGACTAGGATTCCAGAGGTAATCATCAGGTAAGAAGAGAGAAAGAAGCACAGAACTTGCGAACCCATTGTAGAGTTTCGTGATAGGATGTGCGGGGTTTTGACATTACCATCGACACATCTTTGCGAGGATTGTATGCAATGGCAACATAGTGATTACCGCAGTCAGCATCACCAAGTTGCTGAATCCACATCTGGTTGACATCGCCATCCTGCCAATCCCAGCGGGAGACAGTGTAGAAGTAGACTTGATCGATTTGAGGTGTGTTCATACTATTAAGGCACTTTCAGGGGCCCAGTAAGCATTACCAGTTCTTTTGTAAGGTGAAGTTTTGCTGCGAAAAGACCTCACGGTCAACTATCTTGTGAGTACCATATTGATTGGTGAGAACATAACCTTCGTGATCGCCTATCTTACCATCAATCTCACAAGAGATGTCAACGTCACTATCAATGAAGCAGAACATATCTTGCTTGATAGATGCAACCAACTTCCACAGTCGTATCAGGTTGATGTCACAATCAGCAGCAATTGACAGTGCTTCATCATCAAGCACAGCATCAACACGGATAAAGGTATTGATTGCCTTCTTGATTTGTGCTGCTTTCTTCTCAGAAACAAACTCACATAGAGTGGACATTTGACGGGCAAAGTCACACATATCACCAATATCTTCACGATAAGGGTTAATATGTGCCGCAGGTTGTACCCACTTCACATTCTCACAATCGGGAACATCTGCACCAAACGATGCAACACACTCACGAAGATTAGCACCAGAGTATGAAGTATGAGGGGCAAAGATAATTGCCTCTTCTACACAATCTGGAAACTTGTAAGTGATAGTGTTGGGGCGATAAGTGTCACTCCCTCCGTATCCGATAAAGTCACCTTGTACGATACCATCAATTCTGGGCAAGTTGTTGAAGCAGGCAATAAGAATCTCTGCAACGCGAATAGTGTTGCCGTGATTACGCAATATGTCTTCAACACAATAGTTTACCTTGATCTTTTTCTTGTTGAATACACTTTTGGTGCCCACAAAAAACTTACCAGTCTCAGGATCTGTGCCAAAGACTACAGCTGGAGCACCATCAATCTTGACACTAATAGTAGACTCTGGGTCGCTAAACCAATTCAGAACCGATAGATCACCCGTTAGAATAGTATCTTCTGGGTGTTCTAGGTGTTTGTTTTGCATTTGCTTTGTCCTCATACTACTATGGCACTTTCAGGGGCCCAGTTTAACTCATCGCAGATAGAATGGGATTTGATTGCACAGAACTGATCCATTGCTGTGCTAGATTATAATACTCCTCCTCAAACTCAATTCCAATGTATTCACGCTCAGTGTTAATACATGCAATACAAGTAGAACCAGATCCCATACAATTATCAAGAATTGTATCACCAGGATTTGAATATGTCTTGATAAAGTATTCTATCAGTGACACTGGTTTTTGTGTGGGATGAAACTTTAACGGATCATCATTGTTAATCACGGGAAAGTAAAGAACATCGCGTGGGTATCTATCAGTGCCACCACCAACATTACCCAAACGCTTGTCCACATGATTATAATTACGCTTCTTATCTGGTTCTGGAATGTGATCACGAGGAAGCACAGCATTCATTGGTTTGTGCCCTACGGTTTTCTGTGGATTATAGGTTGGAAGCTTACGATAAAATACCAACACATTCTCGTGTGCTTTCATAGGCATTTTCTTTGCATTAAGATGTCCCGTTGCCTTATTCTTTTCCCAGATCCATTCATAACGAAAATCTTTGAGATTAGAGCAGGCAAGAACTTTATCAAACGGTGGTTGTGCTGTTAAGACAATAGCACCATCTTCTTTCACGACTCTTGTGTATGCTTCCCAAAGTTTATCAAATGGTATTAAACTATCCCATGAGTTCTGTGTAGTTCCATAAGGGAGATCTGCGAAAACCATATCCACACAACCATCAGGAAGTGTGGACATAACCTCTAAACAATCACCATGAAATAACTTGCTCATGCGATAACGAGTTCATCAAGATTCTCTACAATTATAGCACTAAAATCATCTTTTGTCTTCTTTTGCGTCACATCTCCAATGTCAAACATCAGATCGACTGCTTGTACTTTGTTGCCATACTGTTTGGTCAGTACGGGAGCAACGTTTGTACGAGACTTGGAAGAAAGAACATTATCAAAACCCTCAACTTCACCAGATTTCTTGAATCTTGGTGCAAGACGAGGAAGAATAGAAACGAACAGAACTTTTTCCAAATCAATATCAGGAGCATACATCAATCGTGCTGCTTCACCAATAGTTGTGTTGGCATAGTTCTTGATATTCTTGGCAATGTTACTGTTCATTGCCTTTGCAAGAATGGCAACTTTAAGTACACCATCAACAAATCCTGCAATATCAAGATCAAAAGTGCCGCCAAATCCATCAACAGGAAGTTTATACTCAAACTTCCAATCATACTCTGCCCATGTAGGATTAGCATTCAAAACTTCATCAAGCAAGACTTGATGAAGAATGTTAGTTCTCTTGTCAGAACGAACATTTTGAAATGAAGTTTCTAGAAAAGTTTGCATGGTTGGGTTGGGTGGTATACTACTATGGCACTTTCAGGGGCCCAGTATCAATCAACGGGAAGTTTACCCTTTGATGTACTTTTTCGATGTGCTTCAATGTAATTGCGAGCACTACCTTCAGTTTTACATACCTTTTCAAGTTGTTGCCCGTTATGTATGATAAGATATTGGTTGCCATACGGAATTGCAGCGTATTCACCTTTATTGACTAAGAAACCTTCTTTCATTTGCTATACTTTCGAAAAAATCGGTGATTTGGTTTGGACGGAGGACTCATACTACCTGTGCGGTAGAATCTTCAAAAAAACACGTTTTGAACCCAGTGGTGGACTGGGTTCTCAGTGAGACTTACTTGCGAACCACGGAGATGGCAGGTTCTCCCTTGGAAAAGATCGTATCAACAACTGCCTGTACTTTTTGGGCAGTGCTGATGCCTACCTTGTTGTAAACAGGAATACACACAAGACCAAAAGATTTGGTGTAGGTATCCACAGCACCAGGTTGAATGGCACCAGAGCGCAGAGCTTTGGCATCGTCGTGATGCAGACGAATCACGCGACCGATAGTCTGAGAGATGCCAATGTAATCCATAGAGCGCATAAACAAGACTGCTTCCAATCCTGATACGTTGATGCCCTCAGATAGAATGGAGTGATGCAACACAACAAACTTCTTGGAGTTATCCTTGCCCCATGCACTTAGGGTGTCAAAGAATACCTCACGATTGACTTTCTTGCCATCAATCACAGGACCAGTCTTGGCAGTGATGTACATCCAAGAGTAACCACGTTGCTCTAACTGAGCACAGAAGTCAGTTTCTGATACCAGACCAACGATTTGCTTGGTTGCCTTAGCACAAATCAGAATCTTACCAACGCTGTGCTCATCAATCGTTTCCAGCAGATTCTCTGCATCACGATCAAAAACAACCTGCTTACCCTTCACCATAGGCAGTTGCTTGATGTGTACTTTGGGAGGCACAATAAAACCACCAGCAATCAACTCAGGAGCAGGAACACTGATGATGACCTGACCATAAACCCGTGCATTATTCATGCCAGGTTTAGTCGGAGTGAGCGAATGCTTGGGTGTAGCTGTGAAGAAGTAGCAACGATTAGCATTGGCAGCATAGTGCTCTGTCGCAGGATAGAAGTGACGCTGCACAGAATTATGTGCCTCATCAAAGTAGATCGTATCCACATCAATCTCTGCCTTTTGAAGACGATCCAGGGAGTGATAGGTAGTGAAGATCAGTTTGTGCCCTTGATTGTCACTAATCCACTGCTTAATCTCACCAGGGCGAGTAGAGGATTCGTGAGAAGTTTCGCCACTATGAATGTGAAACACAGAGGCATTGGTGATACACTCAAGAAACTCACTAGAGAGTTGCTCAGCAAGCAGAATGCGAGGGCAGACTACAACAATGGTCTTTGCAGTTGCAGACAGAAACTCACGAATAGTATCGTGAATCATGTTCAATGTCTTGCCACCACCAGTAGGTACAATAACCTGACCTTTGCTATACTTTTGCATAGCAACATCAGCACGTTGTTGGTTAGGACGGAGTTGGATGCTCATAAGGTTTGTGTTCATACTACTATGGCACTTTCAGGGGCCCAGTTACTACTGTGTTTGTGTTTTTAGTGCTTCAAGAGTTTTAATGGTTTGTTGCATTGCAGCACGTGAATATCCAGTAGCATAAGGATAACCTTCCGCATTAGGATTGCTGGGTGCAGTATAGCATACATTCACAGCATTCTCAAGACCCTCAATTAGAGTTTCAAGGGTAGTGAGAGATACATTCACAGTTTTCATAGTGTTACAGACGATTGTAGAGGGTGCTGGTGAGGTGTATCAAGCACCAAACAATTCGGCAAACAAATCGTTAAACAACTCATCAGTTTCTTCGTGCTGCCTATCAATCAAGTTACGCATCTGAACAAGACGATCTTGTTCCATCTTGAGATTCAGAATTGCATCACCAATGTCGTGCAGTTTGTTATTGATTTGAACACGATCAAAACCATTCACAGCAGTAACTAGGTGTTCAATACCGTTGATGATT